GTCCGGGCTCAGGTCGGGGCTCAGGTCGGGGATCAGGTCGGGGATCAGGTCTACGGGAACCATGACGCATCATGGCTTGGTTTTTATGATTTTTTTAAGAATGTGCTAAATATTGGCGCCTGTAAAAAACTAAATGGTTTAATGGATTTAGCTAAATTTTGTGGTTGGTGGACACCGTATGAGAGCGCCGCAATTTTACAGGATCGCCCGCAAAAAATACATTTCGATAATCAAAAAAAACTACACAACGAAGCCGGACCGGCGATTATGTATCGTGATGGCTTCTCTGTTTTTTCGTGGCACGGAACCCGCGTTCCTGAAAAATGGATAATGGAGAAAGAAACTATTGACCCGACAGAAATTCTACAATGTAAAGACGTAGAGCAGCGGGCAGTCGGTGCTGAAATTATTGGATGGCCCAGAATATCGGAACAGCTTGACAGAAGGGTCATTGATGGCGACCCTGAAACAGACGTTGGAGCGTTAGTAGAATTAACGATGCCGGGGCTTTCGCGACCCGGCAGATTTCTGCAAGCAAAATGCCCTCGCAACGGAATTATATGTGAAGGTGTACCTTATACCAGCGATGTTGACGACAAGCCCATTGAAACCGCAATGGCCGCGCAGGCTTGGCGTGATGGAATATCGCAAGTCGAATATGAACACCCTATTTTTAGAACTTGAACAGGAGATTAAAATGAAAAAAATTATAGCAGCACAAGGCGAAGTACGTATTTATAAAATTGATACGCTGCCTGAAGGTATGGAAACCGTGAATGTTGAAAAGAACATGCGCGGTGATCACATCATATCTCACAGTGAAAAAGGCCATCATCACGTGTTACCCGGCGATGCTGAGGTAATGGAGCGTGTTGATAATGTTCCAGCCGGGATGCAGATATTCTATGCAATGCTGGATAACCCGGGGGCCTTGGTTCAGGATGCTTCAGACGCGCATGAAAAAGTTGATCTTGATGCAGGTCTTTACGAATTCAGGATAGCCCGTGAGTTTAACCCTTTCACAGAAGAAGCTCGACGGGTAGCAGATTAAACAATCCCCCGCGAAACGCATAGGAGATAGAGGATGGATAAAATAAAACATTTATTGGATGCGATGGTAAGCCTTCTTATTGCTTTCACAGTATTGTTACTAATGGGGGTGTTCTTGTTTACTGGCTCCATTCCGGGAATGGATGAAGTGCATTTATGGTCACTGCAAGAGGCCACTTTCTTTGGTTTACTGTTTGTCGCTGCTGCGATTTATTTTAAAAGTTGATGCCAAAGATAAGGAGATAGAGGATGGAACTGTATTTAACGGAAATATTCAAATCTAAAAAACAAGAAAAACCAAAACCATTACCGCGATTTAATGTTGGCGAATGGGTTTTATACCAGAATAAACTTGAATGTATCTGGTTGGTTCATGATAATCCTGATTATGGGTATTTGTATACGCTTACACAAGACAACGGAAAACACTCGCACGGTTCACTTGTGGAAAAATGGCTTACTAAGCTTGAAATACCGAGGGCGTTTATTGCTGATATTGTGAAAGCCGAAACATGACATACAGCGACTTCCTGAAAACACAGTCTTGCATCGTCACCAACGACACGGCGACCGACTATATGGCTATCGACCCTGCACATATCCGCAAAGGGGCCAATGGCGGGTTAAACAAGAAACCCTCCGATCAGTTTATTATACCGCTTCGCCATGACTTACACCAGTTGCAGCATTCAATGGGAGAACGCAGTTTTTGGCTTTCCGTATTCAACAACGAAATAGATGGCGTTTATTACGGTGAGCAAGTGATGTTTGAGGCTTTGCTTGCTTTGTCAGAGAAGCAATACAAGGTTTGGAAAAATGGCTAAAGAAGTAAGAGTGCGGAAGGATGCTGAAGGGAAATATTGGAATGTCAAATGAACTTTACTGGCTGCGCAGAACTATAGGCGGGTATGCTCCCGCTGACAATCGAACAGAGGAAAGGTCCAACAAATTCAAACTTGATGAATTAGTTGGCACCAAGTTTGAAAAAATACGCGCACCGAGACACCATAGATTTTATTTCGCTATGCTTCGCCAGGTACTAAAGCAGCAAGAATATTATAAGTCTGAAAGCCATTTATTGCATGGCCTGAAATTATACTTTGGTATGATTGAAAACGAAGTAATTCTGAAAGATGGCAGAACAACATATGAACTAGAATCAATCGCATTCAACAGAATGGACGAAATCAGATTCACCGAGCTTGTGAAGAAGACGAAAGACTTTATTGCCGCCGAGGTGCTTCCCGGGATTACAGAGGCAGAAATGCGGAGAGAAATAGAAGGTTTTTTATAATACATGGATTGGACAAGAACGATCTGGCGAGAGAGCTTGAAGGATTTTGACAGTGAAAGTAATCGACCACAAAAACAGCGAACAATACATGCAGCGCAAGAAAACACCAGACGGAAGGTTTATGCATTGTTGCTGCGTATGTGGGTATATTGATGCTTGGAGCGGCGCATGGTCTTGGTACGGGAGCCTGCTAGAGATAGACGATGGAGATGCTGTTGCTAAATTCTGCTCTCAAATATGTAATACAGCCGGAGGGGAGGATGCGGAAAACGTGACCGACGAAATGAAGAAAACAGCGCGAGACAACGAATGGCGACCGCCGATTACTAGGTATCGAGAAGCCACTGACGCCGAAAAATACAACGCTGCGCTCAATAATAAAAAATGACACTACGATAAAAGGAAACCACAATGCCAATAACAACAAACCTGACACCAGAAGACATTGAAAGAATGAAAGGGCTTTATGAATCCGCCGGGCCTGAGTTTGTGAAAATAAGCGATCTGGCGGCGATGTTCGGAGTAGCTCGAACCAGAATTTGCATCATGCATAAACAGCTTGGGTGGGTGCGGTCGCCTGAATATTTCGCTCATATCAAACAAAACAGGTACAGGTTCAAGCGATGGGAAAGCTTGACCGAGACAGAGACAGAAGATGCCCGTGTTTTGTTTGAGGAAACAGCAACGCTCGGGCTAACAATATCCCGGCATCTAGGGATTTCACAGGCTCAGTTTGCCGCAATGCTAGCCGCTAAAAAATGGAAGCGAGGGAAAGCGTTCAAAGAAGACCTTGCCAAGAAAAAGAAGACAACAGCGGCGTTACGTGGAACAAGAGAAAAGGCTTTGTCTCGCCATTCAGACCCGTGGCGGGATGCCATCGCCGCCATAAACGAAGCGCGTACAGATCAGGGGATGGACCCAATAAATTCAGCAAGTTTGCAGTTTAGTGCCGAGACTATGAAGGGCTCGTTTAACCCGGATTGCAGGTTTTCCGAATTCAGACACACAGAATAATAGCTTGCATTCGATGTGAATATGTTTTATATTGAAGCAGTAAGAGGAGGCAATTAGATGACCACGGACGATATACCGATACATCTTTTCAATTACGATTGGTACGGTCAAAAATGGTCGTTTCAAATAGCGGCGAACTCGAAGGAGGATGCTGAAGAAATACTGGCCGCACTTCCATTCAGGGCCAGATATGACGGTCCTCTTTTCGCGTCCATCCCCGGCGATATTCCTGCTGCCGGATTTATGGCAAGATTTATAGTTTGGTGGAAAAATTTATGGACCCATGGCTAAAATAAGAGGAGAGAAAAGTTATGATTAGCTTCGATACAGAAAACGCAAAGATATATACCATTGTAGACAGTGCTGAAGATCGCCTAAAAGCCGCTGGTTATGTTGTTGGCGCTGTCGTAAAAAGCGGGCGCGATGAATACAAACTCACAAGGGTCCGCGTGGACACTAATAGGTCCGGGATTTATATATCACTAATGGGGCGCAAAAGATTGAAATCTGGCTGTTTTGGTATTCGTGAATGTCATGTTTGGAGTGATTCAAATGTTGAGGTAATAACCAATGACTGACAAGACAGAGGCGGTGGCTAGCGGAATGTTGGACGCAATTGGAAATCGCAATAATTTAAGTGATGAGCAATGGCTCGTGACAGTAGCCCAAGCCGCCATAGAAGCTTATGACCTATGGTTAGCTGAGAATGCTTGGCAGGATATAAGCACAGCGCCGAATGATGGGCGAATGATATGGACATATAACAAGCTTTGTTCAACTGAGCCAAAACTAAGGCCCGCTGACGGTGGTTTTTGGCGATACGAAATAGAGCATGGATCAAAAGTAATGCCTATGATTTGGTGCGAACAACATATACCAGCCCCACCAGCACAGGAGAGCGATAAATGACGTTTAAATATATCAACGATTATTATGGGCTGTCGGTAAAGCGTGGCTCAAAAATCAAATTCCAAGGCACTCCCTGTACTGTTGTTAGCGCCCCCTGCCATTATTTGAATGTGGTCAAAGACGACACGGGAAACAGGCTAAACAACCTTCATCCAACTTGGGAAATAGAATATTTGGACCAACAACCATAACCCGCTTACCAGCCACAGGAGAATAGAGATATGCCCCTATCTGTAAACGTGAGGTGATGTGATGCTTTGGCTAATGCAGTTAATATTCAATATTCATGCACGGAATAACGAGTTGAAAGTAATCAAAAATATTTCATGGATACCATATCGTGATGCAATCTCAGGAGAATTATGCTGGCCTACTGCGCGGGTAGTTTACAAAGGCGGTCAAGTTTTTACATCGTCTCCAATATGGCCAACACTAAAGCAGAAAGGCTGAATGATGAGTGATATTAAAGTAGAGGGTTTATATTGCCCGGAATGCGGTGAACCTCATGTGGACGTTGGCCAATGGGCGACAAAGCCACACCACAAACATTTGTGCCATCACTGTTTTCATATTTGGGATGTTCACCCGTACACCTGCGGTTCGGGAGCGTATAGGGATGGTGGCAAGTCAAAGCTGCGGGCTGAAGGCTTTGAAAGCGGCTGTTTATATTCGGCTATCGAAATCACAGCACTCAGGGCAGAGCGTGAAGACCTAAAGCATGACATTGGTGAAGCATTAAAGGCCAACACAGCCGAGCAACTGGATAACGAAAAGCTACAGGCAAGGTATATCAAAACACTGGAAATCGTCTGTGAGGAATTTAGATATTTGTCGCGACCTATACCGAAGCATATTGAAATCGAACTGGCAACGATGAAGAAAGGCAATAGCGATGGATGACATAGAAACTATATTTAACATAATACATTTAATCACTGTCGTGGTCGGCGTGTTAATTGTATTGAAGATGTTGAAAAGTTAACGACTACCGATCGCCGATGGATAGCATCTTGAAAGCAAAAGGCCCCGTTTGGCGCCGGGGCCTTAATACTGAGTAGAGACTTTAACGTAAGGAAATACCTAAAAAAGTATTCTACCAAAATTACACCAGATTGCAACCCCTAACTAACAATACCGTTAATTACTTTTTACCGATAGCATGGCGCACAGTAGACAGCCCTAGCGCACCAAACACAATTTCTATTGCATCTATGATTGAAAGTTCGCCATCAATATAACCTACAGCGGCTCCCGCGATGGCAATAAATGCCAGAAGATAGGTTTTATATCCGTTAAGCTTGCTAATTTTTATCAATGCTCTAATCCTTCCTTTAGCCTGTTCAGACGTATCAGATCTTCAATCCGCTCCTTTTCCAGCCAGATTATACCCTGCTCAATCTTTGAATGAACGGCATTGTGTTCCTTGATTAGTATGTCTATTGCCTTGTCTGTTATGGCGTCGGCTTTTTCGTCAACTCTGACAGCAGCAGCACAGCCAGAAGCAAGTAATAGCGAAATGATTAATATTGCTTTCATGATTTACCCTTTTCCGCGTTTGCTATCTGCCGGCTGATATCTTTCAACTGAACTTTTAAATCTCGTAGTCGTTCCTTTAATGCCTGTGTTTCCCCGGTTGATTTTATTCTATCTTCAGTATCCCATATTCTGCGCTGGATATCCCTGCGGCTGTCATACATGATGGCAAGGCTGTTGCCTGCTACTTGTTCCGCAATCTCTGTAACCTCTGACAACATGGCAGGACGATCTATCACCACGCCCGCTGTGAGAGTGCCTAACACAGCTAAAACACCGCCCATCATCTTTTTGTCCATGTCATGACCTGCTTAAACTCTGCGCAGCAATATATTTTTCAACCGTCCCGCGACCTAATGGCGTATTATAATGTTGTTTCCAATATGCTGCCCTGCCCTCTTCTGTGTCTGGAATCGGGTCCGGTTTCATCCAGTAATGTATCCGACAGATGGCCGTGGCAAATTTCAGATTCCAGATTATTTGTGATACGCCAGGCACATCGTTACCGACAACCATCGCCATGATCTTGGCTAGCATTGCAGGACGTGCCTTCAAGTACCGATCGGTTATGTCTTCGTATGTTGCTGGCTCACACTGATAGAATCCCACAGCAGGCCCGTTAATCTGTTTTAGGTGGTGAAACCCGCTTTCAACCATTCCTGTGCCTATAACAAGCTCCACCGCGTTCTCAGAGTACATTCCAAGCTCTCGAAGCGTTGGTCTGATGATAAGGTCGCGTAGGTGGTCTATGTTCATTGAGCGAGCCCGGCGGCCATAACCATCCATTCCTGAATCGTATCAGCCCACTTGCCAAGCGAAAAACTTGCAAACACAACGCCCGCACCACCGAATAACGCTACTATCTTTGTCATTGCCCACCGCCCTTGCTTGTGTTAAAAATGTAGACAACAAGGGTTACTAAAGCAGCAGCCATGCCTTTGATGGCCCACCAGAAGAACCCCATAATTCTATCAAGTTTCTTTTCAGCTTCGTCTAGCCTTTTTTCGTTTTCGCTATGGCGCTGGTTATTTGTCTTTACCATCCCTACAACCCCGAAATATTTCCATTATGATTTTTACGGGATTTATGAAACCCGAAATTCCCCATATCAGAAGCCCGTCTAATACGATTGCTATTAGAAAAGCGATTTCGAACAAGGTATCCACCAGCGGCCCCATACATTGCTATAATCTGGGCATAGCCTACTATATCTGCTATAATCATGCTAGTATGCAGGGATATTAAATCAATATATAGGGGCGCATAACCGAAAACTACCAGCAAGGCTATCAGGGCAACGATAACTCTGGACAACCACAAGTCACCCTTGAACAGCATTAGAGCAAGCGCCGTTGCCGTTGTTACCGCGACAAAATACAAACTGTCATCGCCGAACGTAAAATTAGCGCGAACCGGCAAGATATAGGCAAGCCAGTTTAACCCCATGACCACGCCAACGAATAAATATCGTTTGCTGGCCAGACAAAGGGCAACAGCGGGCAAAAACGCTATCATGTATACTATTCCCCAAAACCCGAACATCTCCCACTCCCGTCAATTGCTACTTCTGAGGTTGAATAATACACCACCATAATATAAAATGCAAAAAGGCGCTGTGTTTCCGGGGAATTGAAATATTGGGGTTAGCGCCCGCCCCCGTCGCGTGTCTCGGCCTGTTTTACGACTTCAGCCAGGACTTCAGGTTCAAACTTGCTATTGCAGATTTTATTCAGGCTTTCGTGATTTCTGGCTTGTTCGGCAATTGCAGATCCAAGAAGGCTGGAAACATTCGAAAACATATCGTAATTATCCGCGAATGTAAGATTGCTGATACCAACGCTTCGTCCCTGTTCATTGTTTCCGAGCCCTTCAAGGCTGGTTCTTCCTTCGTCGGCAAGCCTCATTGCATCACGAAGGCACCGCTCCATAGCAATGTTACGGGATGAAGTGCCAACCATTGCCGCCATTGCGTCTGGCGTAACATCTTCAAGTTTGATCTTGTCTGCCATTTTTTATATTCCTTTTGGGTTTCTGGCTAAACGACTAGCGTTAACTCGATCCTGTGTCTTTACCCCGGCAGCCACATCGCGGACCAGAGCGGGTCTTGCTGACACATCGTCTCCAACATCGACAACATAAGTATTGGCGTTTTTGCGGGCAACCTCTACGCCATCTTCTACGTAGACTGTATTCTCCGATACTTCCATTCGTCCGTCAGGTAAAACCATAATTATTTCTTCCGTCTTTTTAGTAATTGGCATTTCCAATATCCTTATGTTGTCTGATAAACAAAGTTTGCGTAGAGCTCGCCTTCCGCCGTTGCTTCCGTTTCTGTCACCGAAACACTACCTGTCGTGGTCGAAAATAACTGGAGCATGGCGTAACTTTGTCCAGGAACAACATACCCACCCAGAATATTGGAGGCTGTCAAACTTAAACTGTTATAATACGCTATATTGAGAGCGCCACGCGATAGCGTGGTAGAATCGCAAACAAACGGAAGCGCTCCGACCCGCATGTCTCCCGCCGCACCTCCAAGGCCAGACCATGCAAGCCTCATAGCGCCATAACATAATTTGCCAATCTTTACATACTCGCCCGTTTGATTGGTGTATGTTGGCGATCCCGCAGTGGTGGTTCCGTATAGGGTTGGCGTGAAGACTCCGACTACTTGCCCTTCCTGTGCCGCAATAGCCTGACCGACCCTTTGAGCAGTCCAGAACCTTGTTGTTGTTGCTGTTCCCGCCTCGGCCTCCGCCTGACTGACGACAGAAAGATTAATGTCCGCCTCTTCTACGGTATCCGTAGCGTCCGTCACCCATGTAATAGTAGATGTCCCGATTGTAATGTCATTAGCGGTAGTTACACGGTATCTTACCCCGCCCGCTACAGTTCCGCCCGCAACATAAACAACCGTTCCCTGAACAACGTCTCTCGTCCCGTTAAAATCAACTGAGCGTGTCCATGAACCGGAGCTTACATCATAGATTCCATTCTCTACGCCGTCCGTCTGGTCTTTTACAAGAACACGCTCATCTGCAACCACGGCGACACCATCAATTGTTTGCGTCCCCGACAATGTTATATTTGCTGTCGTCGCAGCAGCCACAGGAGCCTTGATAGCAAGACTTGCTGTTACGCCATTCAGCCTGTCTGTTGTTGTAGATGTCATTCTGTTGCTCCAATAATTGCATTATACACTTTATTGTTATACAATCCTACCCCTCGGAGGATAATCATGAAATACATACTTGTTTTTATACTCTTTGCGCTTTCATCTTGCGCGGCATCAACAGACGCGGCTATGAAAACATGGGTTGGTCACCCGGAGCCCGAACTCCTGTCAGTATGGGGAGCCCCTGACAAGACAACGACTTCAGGCACCAAGACAATCCATACATGGGCCGGACGAAACACTTACGGCCAAATAATCTGCTCAAAAACCTTTGTCGTCGCCAACACAAGAATTGAATCCTATTCAACAGATTGTTTCTTCTAGTTCCTGTAATCTTTTTTAACAAACGCCTCGACAGGATTAAACCCGTCTTTTTCACCTGCCATATAGTCAGTGAAATATTCTCCCATAATTAATGCCTGTCCAGTCGGTATCGGAACTGGAGAAACAACGCCAAGGGTTTTGACGCCCGCCCTCACCAGCGCCTTGTCTATTTCGCCTTGCTTGACCTGATCTGCAAACTTCACAATATTTCTGGCGGCGCCTGCTGCCGGAGAAACCTCATATTGGAAATCGCCAATTGTCGAAGAGGCAATATCACGAACAAAAGGAATACCGCTCATCAGGTGCATAGCCCATATTTCAGCCATCCACTCGCCATAGCTTTCATCATCGTCCGGCCCACCTACCCCGGCAAGGTGGTAGCCTATCTCTATCGCTACCGATGGAATAAATGTCAACAGCATCATATTAAATGAAAACTGTGTTATTTGCGCAGGCGTTGGATTGCGTTTCAGCATTTTAGCTTCATCAATTACCATATTATTCATAGATGAAAAATACGTCATGAACATTGTAAACAGCCGTTGCCCCTCACCTCCCTTTTGTATTGGCGCAAGGTCTTTAGCCGAGCCCGAGCCCTGCGTTTGCCGAACAACAGAATTTGCGTATTCTACAGCCGCATCGTCTCCCTTATCTGCATAATTATCGAGGTGCCACCCATAAGCCGCCGTCCATGTTGGAAGGTCAACCGCTAACTGCATTTTAGCGATATGCCAGAAAAAAGAATCCTCGTAATATGATAAAGGCCCTTTCTTCAGCTTCTTTGTCGCATCATGAATATCACGGTCAAAGGTTCTTGCCCTTTCACGCATAAAGGAAGACTTTTCATAAATGGCTTCCGTGTTTTTCTTTATTGTCGCCGGAGATCCATAAAAATCCTTAATCCCTTTCATGGAATATTTAAGCCCGTCGACAACGCCAGCATCCTGAATAAACCGTGCCATTGTCTGCGTATATCCTAAAGGCTGGACCAAGGCAGTAGTAAGCTTGTACCCCATCGCCATTATCGTTGCGCGTTTACGAACATGACTGAATACTTTATCGGCAATGGATGTCGGAACCACTGAATCACCGGCGACAGAATCGACCAGCCAGTCGCGCAGGATATCTATCTGCGTCTCGCCAACGGTTTCCCGAAGTGTCTGTATCATTTCAGGATGATTGATAATCTTTGTCGCATCAATAGCCGCTTTTCGAAACGACAAATCATGGATGGTTTCGTCAACGGCTTCAAAGAAAGTGCCAAGGTCAAGGCGTATCACCATGCCATTAATCGGAGCCAGTCTTTCCTTTGTCCTGCCCTGATTGGTTGTTGGCCGCCCGATATCACCCATAACCATACGCTTATAGACATCTTCTGCATTATTCCGTTTCGCCTGATCTGACAGGCGCGATGAATATTTAATCGGATAATACCCGCCGTCATACGTACCATAAGGAGTCTCTACAGGCACGGCTTCGACCTTTGGCGCTGCATAACCCTTTGTTTCCTTATCGAGCGTGACGGTTTCCTCCCAGAATGTGTCTATATAATCCCATGCAGATTGTACCATGTCCCAGTCACGTTTATTCATTCTAGCAAGGACAGCCTCTAGCCCTGCTTCGCTCCATCCATTGCCCTTTAACAGCTTTGCGCGGTTATCGGCATTGCCAACATTCAATGCTACTGAAATAATACTTTCTTTTGTCAGGCTGTCATTGATTTCTGGAATGAAGAATTTATGCGTGAATAGATGCCTTGCCTCTTTTCCCGTGAAATCCTCGAATATTTCCTTTATTGTCGATGCCGCTTCGCCGCGCCGTTCTTGCAGATTATCGTCAGCCTTGGCTATAATCTGGAATAGATATTCATGCATAGGCCCGGGTTTGAATCCGTCCAGTTCACGCATGAAGGCTTCAGTCTTACGCAAGCTGGCCTTATGCTCGAACCTGGACAGTATTTTTTCTTTATCGGTCAATGAAAGTTTACGTTGTCTGGTCTTTCCCTTCCAATTCTGCCAGATAGAGCCGGTTATTTCATCGACAACAGCATTCAGTTCGCGTTTGGCCTTGTCAGACAATAGTCTGTTCTTTAACCGCCCTACTTTGGCAAGATGGTCTACAGTGTCTTTCAGGCCCCGTAGTTCCTCCATTGTCGTGTCTTTGTAGTGCTGCCGCTTTGAATCATTCAATAGATTGTCAGGGACGCTCACAGGCTCGTTATTCTCGTTTTTCTCTGCTACCCATGCCGCAAGGCTCTTGCGCTTCTCTATGGCCTTCAGAGAGACAGCACGGCGAAAGTCGTATTTTTCCAGAAGTGCTGATATTTGCTCCCTGTATTCAGGGTCTACGCTGTTCTTTTTACTTGTTGAGCGGTCAAACGCCCGGCTCATCTTGTCCAGTTCGTCTTTTGCGTTTCTGGCTTCCATCGCAAGGTAATGATTAAGGATCTGTTTTAGCTTGGCTTCCCTTGCCGTTTCAAAGTCTTTTTTCAATAGCGCCCGCGTTGCGTCACGGGATGCCTTCTGTGATGCCGCTGTATAGCGTCCGACCTGAATAGCCTCATTGGACTTCTTGCCAGCAATAATTCGTATCGCAGCCGCCTTGGCCACAGATGCAGGAGTAGGATTGTCGCCTGTTTTAACGGACAAAGCCTTTAGCTCCATTGCAAGGAATTGCCCGCGCTCGTCATTCATCACCGCTTCGCTTGCCGCTTCCGCAGCCTGCCCCTTGTTTTCTGTCAGGGAGCCATGACGTTCCTTCATTACCTTATCGGCTTCCGCGTCAATCTCTGCATTGCGCTCGGTCTTGTTCTTTGCGTTATTCATCAAGGCAAAAAGCAGTTCATCGCCAGATGTCAGGCCGACAGTATCAGCAATGAAATCAGGATGAATGCCGCCCTCTTTTCTTGTGATGCCGTGAGGCAGTCTTTTTAATGCTTCCTCGCCATGCATATCGACTACAGCGCCACGCGATAGAGGGTTTTTGTCACGGATAAGGTCAAGAGCCCTGTAGGCCGGCCTTGCATTGATTTCTTCAGCTACTTCCGCACGGACATTGACACGCTCGTCTTTCCACTGCGCGGTTGCCTCGCGGGTTTCTTCTGCAATTTTCCGCTTCTCTAGCTCATCAGTTGCTTTTTCAGAGGCCCGTTGCGCCGCTTCCGCATACGCCTTGCCACCGTCCGGCATGATTTCTGACATTGTGTCCAAGGCAACAAACCTGTTTACCTGTTCGGCTTCTGCTATCTCTGCGTCTGTCGCCAGTAGTCTGTCAAACACGCCCCTGATTTCGTCGTTAATCTCTACATCAAGCTTGAGAAGTGTTTTATAGACATCAATCAGCCATGCCCGCATACGTGAGAAAGCGCCTTGAAGTTCGGTCGATGGTGCCTTTCCTTCTCGTAAGTATGCCTCGAATGCTCTGGCCATTTTCTCTTGTGGCTCGGTCTGGTTAAACCCCTCAATGGTTTCCGCACCGGCGAACTTCATCATCACGCCAAAATCAGCCGCAGCCTTTTCATTGGTTTCAGCAAGTTTTGATAGTGTGTTTACAAAGAAATGCCCGCTTTCATGTAAAAAAGAACTTAAATTTTTGTTTTTACCGAGATTAATAATCGTCTTGTCAGGAAAGAACTGAATTGATGCGAGTTTGTCATCTTGATACAGTATCTGTGCGTCGTCAGGGTCAAAGGTGCCTCGATTGTGGATGGATTTGATTTGGGAAGGTTCGAACACAACATAATGGTCTGCAATCTGTTCCGTCAACCCAACAGCATCATCAAGGTTTTTAATTATTACCCCATCATATCCATCACGTTTAGCATTCTGTATTTGCTTAGAAATATTATCCTCAATGGCTGTATAAAATTCTCCTTTGGCGTCAATTACTAACGGATTTTTTATAGATAGATACGTTGGAACAATATTTTGACCATTGAGACGATTACTAAAGTCCGCAAAACCGGCATCAAGCTTTTCGGCTTCAATTATTTTTTCATCGTAAGTGGCCCAATCTCTTTTTTTCTCGGCATTTTCCGCTTCTTTTAATATTTTTTGCACACGAACATCAGTAGCAGAATAATCAGCGTAGCTTTGTGCCGTTCGATGATCACTAGTAAAAAAAAATCCTTGCCCAGCACTATTAGCTCCAGTGGCTACGCCAAGTTTCTGAGGGTCAAACGAGACAATATTGGCATCAGTCCCATGATAGACTACTAGAGGCTTGCCGCTCTCATCGACAACCTTGCTATCGCCAAACCATTTCTTGAAAGCATCAGTCTGTTCAAACTCTATGCCGCCGACTTCGCCCGTTGCCTTATCAAGCGCCGCCTTGATTTCTTCGTTCGTCGCATCAATATCAATGCCGAGACGGTCAATCATTTCTTCAAGGTCTTTGGATGCCCGAACTCTTGCTGCTTCCGCCTCGTTACCCGAGCCCTCGACATATAACTCTTCACCTGTCAGGGCGTCGATAAACCCGGCCAGATCCATTTGCTCGTTTTCAGGGAAAAACCCGGATTCAACCGCTGCTGTCATCACATCGTCAAGGGCTTGTCCGTCATCACGCAGCATCTTGCGCTGGAAGGGTTTTAACTCTTTGTCAAGCCCTTCTAAATCGCCTCTGTCGTCCTTAACGCCAAGATTGCGGGCGAACTCTTGCAGGCTTTCACCGAACAGTTTTGTATCACTCGCAGCTATTCCGCGCCGCGTCCGGTCAATAATCAGGTCAAGGCTGTCAATTTGTGATTTAACGCTTTCAGGAAACGGGCCTTTAATCGCAAGGTTTCCATAAATGGTTTCAGGATCAACGTTATATCTTTCCTGCATTACCTTTGCATGAGCTTTGTGTAGCGCCGCTTGTTGTGTTGCGTTCGCAGGAGTTTCCCCCGCTGTCATAAGCTGTTCTTTGACATTATCAAAAACGCGGTCTACCGGGGCTTGTGCCTTTCTGATTGTCTCATCTGTTTTCAGGGCTTCCTGATATTCACTTTCAAACAGGTCTGTGATTTCATCATTAAACTGATTTGCCTCGTTTACCGTCATGTCATCAGTATGAAACTTGATATCACCGGCCAGCGCCTTGTGTGCATCTGTCCCGGCTATACTGGTTTGGTAATCTTCAAGGGGGATAGGAACAAACTGGCCAGTCGCTTCCGCTTCTTCAATTTGCGCCTCATAGTCGCCAATGTCAAAACTTTGATATAATGTTCGGAGGGCTTCAGGAGCAACATAGACATTTTCCACGGTTCCCGCTTTACGCACCTGTTCAACAAACTCACGGTATTTGGCTGGAAGGCGTTCACGCACCCTGGATGCAGCCGCATTGTCACCCATTGCCTGAATGACCGCTTCTGTCTGTTTTGCCTTGTTAGCCTTAATCCGGTCCTGCATTATTCCCGCGCCGCCACGACCCGCGCCCAGTAATGTACGGAACAAGGCACCCGCACCACCGGCAGCAAGCGCCTCACGGTCTAATCCTTCTGTGAGGTTTTTGTCAGGGTCATACGTCATCATTGCAGACAGGTTATGCATGATGCCTTCAATGACCTCTTGTCCCGCCTCTATGCCACCGGCAATCGCTTTATCAGTAATCCACCTGAGAACATTGCTCTTGATTTTGGGAGGAACACGATTAAGCAGGGCGTCAAGGCCCATTTTCTCGGTTAAGGCAGTAACCGCGCCGCCCGTCAGAATAGCAGCGTCTTTATCCGCTTGGGAGCCTTGGCTTAATTCAGCATCTTGCGCGACGATATCGGTGCCTTGCCCAAACAACGCACCCACTTGAGCCGGAGCCCCGAAAATACCGATAAGAATCTGTGCCGATATCTGGCCAACACCGCCCGTTATGTCTGTTGCGAGATTCTGTCTCTCAGGAGGAACGCCTATTTCTTTTCCAAGGTCCACCCACGGGCCACCTGTTTCTTTTAATAGCTCAGAAGGGCTGGCCCACCAAGGCAAGACAGGTTTTTCAAAGAAATCCGCTGCTTCATCAAGACCGAGAGCGCGAAGGGGATGGACAGACAAATACCTTCCCAACGATTCCCACGCCTCGCCAACACCGCGCACCATCCGTCCCGGCGTAGCAACAGCCTCACCGGCAGGAGCCCTCACAAACGTATCAACAGCATCAAAGTCTTTCCAAAGCTTTTCATACCATGCAAGGTTTTCTACATCATCATGTCCGATTTTCGCATTGTCAGGATTAGCCATAAATCGTGATGTAACAGGAGATTCCGCAAGGTCTTTGACAATCTTGTTGCTGCGCTCATGTTGTTCAAGCTCTTCAAGATTACGCTCGACCATATCAACAGAAAGATTGGTTTTCTCTGAAATGCCGACTGCCTTTGATGCACTTTCCGGGTTAGACTTCAACCCATTGTTAATGGACGTTTGCAGGCTGAAATCAAAATTAAGCGGACGACCTGCAGTATCCTTTGTTTCTTCATCAAGCGATGGAAGATTAAAATTAAAGTCAAGTTCAGCCATTAGTTACCCGCATTTTTATTGGCCACGTTCCACATGGTTAAGATATTTGCCCTGTTTACTGGAACCCCTTGCCGCCGCAGTGAATCGGTAATCGCTGTCAGGGACTGAACAAAGATTTCTCTCTGATCTTCAGGGATATCAGCATCTTTGGCAAACGTCATTTTCTCGTCTTCTGACAAAAGGCTGAACAGTTTTTCATCATCAAACGAAACCCACGTATCGGACTGGTCATACACAACCTTTTCAATACTCATCTGGTCAAGGATTTTCTGCTTGTCGGCCCACTTCACCGCGCCTTCAGCTATGACACGCCTGTCATATTCTGTTTGCCATGCGACGAACTTATCCTGATCTTTTTTCTTGTCAATGCCAACACGTTGCGCTGTATTGGCAATTCTTTGAAGTTCGGTCATGCCGGACGCCCCGGCTTTCTCCGTCGTACCCTTCCCAACCGCCTGCAATGCCGCCCTGTATTCTGGAAGGATAATATTTTCATATTGATGCTTGGTTACGCCGAACTCGTATTTTCCCTTGACCTCTTCAGGCGTAAGAGATGCAAATTCCCTCACACTGGCAGAATCAATTACAAACTTCTCCCATGTTTTGCCGCCGTCTCCGACTCTTAGATAATCAGGGTCAGCCTCGACAAGCTCAGCTTCCTGCTTGGCTTTCTCGACATACCGTCTTTGTGTCGCCGATAATCCTTTAAGGTCAGCCTCGGTCAAATCCTCGTTATTTACGGCCTTTTCAGAAGCGGCATCAAATCTCGCCTTGTCTTCGCTTGCCTCTGAACTGCGCCGGATAGTATCATTTTTAACAAGGGCCGCAATTGTATCATCCTGATCCTTCGGGTCTTCAATCGTTTCTTTCGCAAACTCCACCTTTGCCGCCAGCGTCTCGAATCCGTTAGCCTCAATGTTTTCCGTCAGTCCCTGCACCCTGCCCCGCCTCGCCAGATCATCAGACGCCTCTTGCTCCTGAAACCGTGTTTTAACCCGCGCAACAAGCTCGTCGGCCTTGGCCCTTGTTGGTGCCAGCTTTCGGGCCTTCGCCAGTTGCTCTGCAAGCGGCCCGCCCTCTCCGCTGATTTTAGCCGCGTTGTCATACGCCCATTGTTTGACCTCCCCGCCTTTTAATGTGTTTTCAATGGCGTTGAATTGGCTGCCGTCAATTTCGCCATTGGCCTTGGCTTTGTTGTAATATGCCCGCGCCTGATCTGCGTCGATAGCATTAAGCCGCGTAATCTCCTGCATATGGATTGCTGTGGCTGTAAATTCAGCCTTTTCCTGCGCGGCTACTTCACTGTACCCCTTTTTTGTGTAGTAATCGAAAGCCTGGTCATAGGCCAGCCCGGCAAATTCCGCCGCCTTTTCCGGGGATTCTGCTGCCTCGTCAAAAATAGATTTCTGTCGCGCCGTAAACGACGCATCATTAACCGCTGTTCTCTGTGCGCTGAAATGTACTGCTGACCTGTCAAGGGCAGATTGCCGCCGCGCATTAAATGACCTTGTGATTAAATCACGAACACGTTGGGATGACGCCTTTGCCATGGATTTTTCATACAGGGCGTCAAGCGCATCAACATGGGATTTTTTGTCATTTATGGCGTGTTCACCATATTTGCCAAGATATCCGGGGTTTTCTTCTGTTCCATGCAGTATAACACGGAGGGAATCGCTGTATTCAACATCAAGGTCGCGGGCTTCGCGTTCAGCCTCTTCTCTTGCTATTTTATCAGATGCCGCATCAAGGGTTGCGCCGATACGGTCAGTAGAAGCGGCTAACTGATTGTAGCCGGACGCAGCCTCCCTTGCTGCCATACCAGTACGAGCCCCGACGATACTACGAGGCGACCGAGATGATGGCCGTGGACCGAGATTTTCAAATGTTGGTAATGTAGGCATTATCTATAATCCGCGTTATTTGAGTCTTGGCCCATTCCAGGTAATCCCGGTTCGAGAGTCATAAGAAGAGGTGCTTGTATCGCTTATTTGAGCCCCGTATTTTTCATACATGCTCACCCCGTCACTTGCCAGATTTGTAAATGCGCGGCTTCGCGCCATATTCCGCGCTACTTTCCCGGCTCGGGCTTCCTCCTGCCCTTCATACACTTTCATATCAGCTTGCATTTCAAGGTTTCTGGCGCGGTCTTCACCAATGAATAATTCATTCAAGGCACGGAATTCACCCTCTTCCCCGATATCACCGAGGATATTTTCTACAGATCCACCCGTGCCGCCGCCGCTTGCCGCAGCAACAGCTTGCGCCCGCGATGAAATCAGATTTCCCTTGCGTCTTTCGTTTATTGCCGCCCGCTGGGATGCCGCCCGCTCTTGTCCTGCATTCTGCCTTGCCTGCGCCGCCTGATGGTTAAGCATCTTCTGGCGGGCGTTAGCGGCCTCCTGTGCGGCTTTTCCCGCAGCAGATGTCTGTATGAAAGAGAATGCCGCCTTGGCTACGGACATCCCTATCTTTATTCCTACCGGGATTGCCATTTGTAAACGCCTCCATACTCGGTTGACACCACGAACTCAAAACCAAGCCATTCAATAAGCCTGTCGGACCCTTCGACGTCAGGGCTGGCCAACGCCATACAAGGCCCTTTGCCTATAATATCATGAATTTTTCTTGAAAACTTCATTATTGACACCTTATATGGCCTGAACTCGTTATTTATTTCAACAAAGGCACACTTTGGATTGTATGTTATCCCGCCTATAGCCACCGGCCTGCCTTCCAACGTCGCCACCCATGCCCGCATTGTATTGGTTGGCGCATCACCGTACATCTCGATTATATCTGCCCGCGTTGCAGGTCTTAGTTCAGGTCTTGTCTGTTTCACGCAGACCTACCACAGCCGCAAGAATAGTTGCCGGTCGCGGAGCGTTGGATTCAAGACAGAACCTTGCGTCCGTATCCCATGTTCCTGCAAACTCAAACATATCTTCATCATACTCTGAATGCACAGTATCCAAGTCTACCTCTGCGCCTTTATTATCAATAAGCGGCAGATTATCCATGTTGTCAAAGTCAGGGCCGTATTTAACGCCCTGCGCGTGAGTGTCACACATTATCAGCCCCGCATGTGTAACTCGCTTGCGCTGTGTCAAGGCTGTACCAAGTCTTGTAGCATAGGCGAGTTTTGTAGATTTAAATCTTGCTCGGTAAGCAAGGCCGACAATTCCCGTAGTGGCGGAATAACTTGACCCTTCGTCTGTTAGCGCCGCAATGCTGCCATCAGATTCAACCGTAAATGTTGCTATTTCATCAGCAGAATCTTTAAGGCATATACCATCAGCCCATACCACAACAGTCTTGCCCACAAGATGAGAGCATGTCCCGGCAGGAACAGATGTAGCAGCAGGGGAATTGGTAAATGTTGCAAACGAATCTGCCTGCTTGTTAAGCGTACCACCAACAGCCTCACTTTCAAGCGCCCATTTTTCAAGATACCTGACTGTGCCGCCATTTACTGTTCTTTTGACAAGGTAATAAACCTTGTCCTCAACTGCCCCCGGCAACACAACAACATCCTCGACCAGACCGTCTGTTTCTATATCTATCCAGCAGAGAACTTCATTTGCCAACTCCCTGATTAACATTGCCACAGTGCCATCAGAACGGACAAAATGTATTCTTGTATCAGGCTGTCTCTGCACATCAACGCGGACAATTTCAGGCTCGCCAATTTCAGGAATTATGTCTGTTAAATCTGTAGGGCTGTAATCATTGTCATCAAACGAGAACGCCATCTCGTAAACTCTTGTCCCGCCCCTTTGCACAAATATTCCATTGGCATCCACCTTGATTGCCGGAATTTTTGCCGAGCCTTCCGTAGATGCTGCTTTCTGGTTAAAGTTATCGGGCGTTAATGGCTCATCAAAACTTGTCGATCGTATCGAAATTTCGGCCCCGGACGTTCCTGCGATTAGCCGTTGGAGAGGTAAAAGCCAGTTTACAACATCAACAGGACCAGAGCCTATTAATCTGTTGATAGGGCCTGAATCACCCTCTTGATCTTCATCAAAACTATCAAAAGCATCTGATATAGACCCGTTAAATTTGCCCTTGCCCGCCATGTCAAGACGACCCTCATAGAACGCAAGAGCGGAAGGCCATCCTCGATAAGTGGACCACGCCCCTTCTGACCAGTCACGGGATGCGTCAGTGCCGCCCATGTTGGTCAAGACTGCTGCCGAAACAACGGTTGCACTTGTATATCCTGTCACACGGCAAATACCCTTCAATCCCCCCGAAGCATAGGTCAGGGTCAAAGAAACTGTACCGGACGTAAATTCCCCGGACTTGACACCTATTCGATAATAGATAATCTGGTTGTCAAGGCCATCGTCATAATTAATCGTCGCATTGGTGGTGTATGTCGTAACATCTGTCCACGACCCTATTTCATCAACTGACCGTTGTAATGTAACTGTTGCCACCCATGTTCCGAGCCGGACAATCTCAAATATTCGAGAATCGGCAACTCCCGTAACCCTGATAGGATCTGTGAACTCATCTTCAGCCGTTACATTAGAAATCACTTGCTGGCCAATAGAGGTAATGCTTAATAACGCGCCCACATGATTAGCGTCGAAGAAATTCCTCGACGCCGTTACCGTAATATCGCCGCTCAAACCGTCGGGCGTAAGTTTGATAGATGTTGTGTTGATGTCCCGAAAAGGACCATCCAAAGGCTGATAAAGGGAAATCCCCCATGACTTCGAATTGGTACTGATAAACCGTTCAAGCTTCCGTTGCTGGTATCCCTCGCAGGCAATGAAGATAACATCGCCGGAATCGTCATGCCTTAGCAAGTCAAGGTCGCCGCTTGTCGTCCACGGGCTCGGCAATGTCAAGTCGCCCGAAGAATCCACGGCAACAGAATCCACAAGAGCTTTTGCTTGCGACCGGCTGGCAATCTCTATATGGAAATCACCTGTAGGGGTAAAGGCAAATGAATACGTACCCGTCCCCAGATCTGTTTCGCCAATATATTCCCCGTTCCCTGTCGTAGAGCCTATTTTAATAGTCACAGGGCCACGCTCAATAGTAAACGTGACGCCATGCTCTACGTTTTCATCGGCCCCCGCCACGCTAACCTGTTGCCTTCGAATGGCGGCGTTAAACAGTGTACCTACCAACTCACAATAGCCGCCTGTCAACCATTGAGATTTAGCCCCCGCTTCATCGTTATCTATCCAGCTTGATACATCGCTATCAAACGTGCCATTTGTGATAGCTGTAGAGACGCTTGGCCTTGTGACGATGACATCATCTACAACAATCCTGATTCCCGTCGCGGTAACTTCGGCAAGAGCGATGTCTGTTGTTGAAAATATAAACGGGATATACTTTGCTGCGACATTTGACGGAGTGCCAAACAGATATTCAAGGCCGGGACGTAACGACATGGAGCCAAGAACCCGAGGCGGGTAATTCGTCTGCTCATCAGCAGAAAACGCCATGCGTTGAAGGTCAACACGGGCAAGGGCCTTGCGACTTACCCGACCGCGATTAAACGCAAGGATAGCCTCGTTTGTATCGCCGTCTCCATATCTGCGTTCAGCCAATTAACTGCCCCCGATTACCGCCATCCCTGCGACCCCAATTCCTGCGCGATCTGTTCCAGCTTCCCTCTTCAGGTATAGAGGTGCCTTCATTCATCGCATCTTTGGCACTCAGACTGGCAAGTGAGCGTTTTAACTTCATTTCTATTTTTTCTTCCGTCTTTTCGCTCTTTGTCAGCTTGGCGACAATACGGGAGGCAAGATAAATTTCAACATGCCGTGTAAAGGCTTCTGTCCAGTTTCCAAGGTTGTTGCCGTAATTAGCCCCATCAGAAACCATCTTGACGTAAAGAGTATCAACATCAGCCCACCAATAGCCTGCTTCATCAGCGAATTGGTGAGCCTTGTATTTTGTTGTAAAATACTCTTCTGGCGATACGACAGATGTTCGTACCCAATCAGATGGCTTTGAAAACGCCCTTGTAAAACCAAACTCAGGATCAAGGCTCGGGTCATACTCGATTTTCAGCGACCGCATGGCGAAGTTCCAGAACCCGGCTTCAAGGCAGGTCTTGACGGCCCCACCCGACCAGACATCGTCAAGCAACCGTCGCGGCTCCCTGTCTTCAGTCAGTGAAGCAAGCTTGCGCTCACCGCACAAAATCAGGGTAGCATTATAAATTAACAGTTTGTCAGCCATTTAAGCCGCCAAACTTTGCGCGTTATCAGCCATCCACTTGATAGCATTGCTTTTCTGCGCGAAACCGTCTTTCATGATTGCCTTGTCAGACTTCCGGCGAACGCCAAATTTGTTATAGGGGCTAATCCATGTGACATACAGATTGTCCGTTTCCATCGCGCTATCATCGACTTCATCAAGCTTGACATCGCGCAGGATTTGTAACTTTGCGCTGTGAGGCCCTACATGAAGAACCAGATATTCAGCCCACCACGACCCATCCTGACATGTTGCCTCAATACGGTCGTTGGCCTGAATGCCTATTTCTGTCGCTACATGCTTCCAGTATTCAGGATTACACAAGTCAGCGACCTTGACGCCCTCGACCGGGGTTACGCACCAGAAATTACGTGCTGAGTTTGCAAGCTTGATATGGCCCCTGTTCAGGTGGCCGACATGATGTTCTTTTGGCATAGTGCCTCCATTGAATAAAAAAGAAACGGGGAGTCGAAACTCCCCGCCATTGGTTAAACGGTAACTGTAGCCGCGACGACCGTAGCCGCGCCGCCTGCCGTAACCGCAGAGACGAACATTGGCGTCATAACGCCAGCCGTATCGAAAACCCAGACAGGATCGCCGACCTTCATTCCAAGGGCATCGCCGTTGGTGAAGTACCCTGCTGCATCAACATCACTGTCAACATCAGCAGAGGAATAGTGCCAGACAGACGGCCCGCTCATAGTGCTGGACATCTTGGCTGGAGGGTTAGTTGTTGCATAAGCCATTTGTCAAACCTCCTTATGTTGCAACGTTAGCAGAGTTATCATGCAAAATCTGCACAATACCGGAGTTCTGGAGCTTTTTAGACCCCATGAACGTAGAACAACGACAGTATGAATAATCCTGTTCGTCTTCATATCCGATAGCAGTATCCATGCCTTCTTTATCAATGGCATGTCCAATACTGTTTTTGTGATAGATATAGCATTTCTCGGAAGAGCCCGCACCGCCCGCACCGACCGACCCGGTCAGACGAGGATGCATGATCCAGTTGACACCCGCCCACCGAAGATATGTCTGCACAGGTCCGCTAAACGGCTGGACCTTGACATAATCAGCAGAAGAGAATTCAGGCAACTGCATCAATTCCCCCCAAAAACCGGGAGAAATCAGGCCAAACATATTATCCTGTTCATCAATTGGAACAAGATTGTCACCAAGAATAGTCAATGCATGCATGACTTCACTCAATGAGGCGGTAGATGCAGCGCCGGTATCATTGGTTGCTGCATCAAGTTGCGCAATGATATCGTCATCAATCTTCCGATTGACAACGCCCATTGTCGTTACCTGCATAAGCGCAGTTTGATTGCCTTGGGACGCGAAGATATTAAACCGCGACTTTCGGACAAGATCATGCCACTCAGCCAACGTCGCCGTGTTCTGAGTGTTACTGTCGGCACGCGCAGGGATAAGCCCGTCCGCACCACGGGTTACAGCCGTTGCGCTTCCACTGTCAGAGACAAGGAAAACGGCTTCATTCCCGTTTACGTTCGCTTCCGTCACAACCGTATGACGCAAGCGTGATTGCCTATCCTCAAACCCGAGGATAAACTCGTTTCTGTATTTTGTTTGATATGCTGATGTGTCAGCCATAACAAATCTCCTTTCAAAAAGATTTCAAATGACCGTTTACTCGGGTTGTCCGCTTTTGTATTGGCGCAGGTTGTCCATAAGGGGCTGCTAGGATTAGCGGGGCTTTGTACTCGGGTTAGTAAAATGGCGGGGCCTTTCGGGTTGTCCGCCTATGCTCGCGCTCGGGATTTCTCCTTTGCGCCAAGTAATTTCAAATATTCATCCTGCATCGGCTGGTCTTTGACATAAGCCGCATTGTCTGTTCGCATCACCTTTTCAATTTCGGCAATTCTGGCATCAAGCGCGGCAGCAGGATCGCCACCACCAGCGCCGACAACTGTTACCAGTGGATTAATATCACGCATCTGGCCAACAAGCCATTTCAAAACTTCAGGATTGCTGCCTAGAGGCTTTCCGTCTTCACCCCTTGCCGAGAGAATAGCGTTCTTGACCTCTTCGCCGCCACTGTCGAGCCAGGCATTCATATCGTTGAGATTGCGCCGGAAATCAGCGCCCCAGTGAGTATTCAACTCATCATCGGTATCTTTCTTTGCCTGTGCGTCGGATTCCGCCACTTCGGCAAGAGTGTTTTCTATATGTTCGTAATACGCTGCCATCGCTTGGTGCACGACAGGGGCAGGAGCATTGATTTCATGCATTTTTGCCGACAGAACATCCATTCCCGCCTGATCTTCTTCACCGATAACCAAACCATCCGGCAAACCTTCCATATATCCGGCTGCTTCGCTCGGGACGCTTTTCTGTTCCCGCCACGCTGCTTTTTCTTCATCTGTTCCCTCATCAGGAAAGGCCACGTTGATATCAGCCGATTTGTATTTGGTTTCCAGCTCCATATATGAATCGAGAATTTTACCCGGCGCGTCAAACCGTCCTGCACGGGCCAGCTTCTTTTCGTCGCCGCCAGAAATTTCCTCGCGCCAGTTTTCAGGCCAGATAACCTTGCTTTCCTGTCCGGGGTTGCTCAGGGTTGTTTCTGTCTTTGTTTCTGTGGCTTCGGTTTTTACTTCAGTAGCCTCAGTAGCTTCGGTTTGCATTGCTTCAGACATTCTTGTTTCCTTTCGGGAAAAGTTTTTCCATAGGGGTTATTACTAAGTGCACGATTTGATTTCCGACAAACCGCCTGCCCTCGGCGAACGCTGTCAGCCTGTCTCCGTCAACACCGGAAGCAAAGGACATGCTTTCACGGTCGCTGATTATTTTTACGATATACGACATCGCGGTTATCTGTTGCTCTGGCGTAGCCTCGCCACGCTCCATAGCCCTGATAGCAGCCACAGCAGGCTTAGACAGCTTGATTTTCATCCATCACTCCCATTGCAGCAGCCCCTTTGCCGATTTGTTCGGCTACTTCACCGCCACGCTGCAAATCATTCATCATCTGCTCTTGCTCTTGCTGTTCTGCCCGGGCCTCGGCAATTTCATTCATTGCGTCATCATTTCGCATCCATCTTGCAGGAGCGCCCGCTCCCTTGATTGCGTCTCTCAGGGCCTTCCTGCTATCAACCATACTGAACAGATCCGGCTCCATCGCAGCAGCATCGGCCAGCAATGCCTTGGTTTCCATGTAAATCTGCGTATCCTTGCGGTCTTCATTTTCCTGTAATGGAGAGGTAAACTTGAACTCCACTTCAGCCCCGCGCAACTCTTCAGGCATATCCCTTGGATCACCAAAGGCTCCCGCCTGCATCATTGTTGCAAACGTCATGTCACACAGGCCGCCATTATATTCCTGCTCCATCGGCTCAAACAACGGTAACGCCTGCCTGATATATTCCTGTATTCTCTGGCTGGTTTCATAGGCTGTCATACTGCTACCGGCCTCAGGAAGTGTAAGCTTATCCAGAAAAAACGCTTCCCTAATCATTTCCTTTGCATCTCGCGCCATTTCAGCGCCGAAAGGCAGTCCGCTGTAATCTTGTGGAATTGGTCTTAACGCCTCGCCTAGACGCTCGTCATATTCAGCATCAACCCATGTTACACCACCAGACCACAGTTCCAGATTTGACTTGATCATCTGAGCCTGACCAATCATAGGCGGCTGCGCTGCCTTTTCTCCCGCATCAAGAAGCGTATAGGTCATGGACTGAATTAGTCTTGCATCAGGCAGCGCTGTAATAGCAGCAGGCGAATAAGCATATGCCGAGCCAGAAACCGTCTGCCAGCGCGGAATAACATACGTCAACAAATGCGACGGCACTTCTTCAATAACATGCCGATTAGTCACATCAACATAATAGGACCGGAACCGAAACTTCTTCTCTCTTGCAGGCACATCGCCTGCCCGTTCCGTTGGAACCATGATATGTCGGCAGTCAAGTTCTTGATAAGGGTCTTTTCCGTCTGCTTTTTTCTTCACCTCTGGATGGTTTTTGTTCCCGAAAGTGTACATCAGGTCAATTGCTGTCGGCTTCCATTTCCTGTGAACCGTATCAACTTCACCCTCGGCATTTTCCGCCCACGCCACATCTCGCAGATGCCAGTCACGAAACAACAAGGTATTTCCGTCTCTGTTGCGTTCAACCTGAATTACAGCTTGCCCAAAGGCAGCAAAATCCTGATCCCCTTCTTTTGTCGCACGAACAAATTGAGCCTTCCTGTCGTACATGGCTCGATACTGAACTTCAGACGCCCAGTCGAGCCATTTTCTCGACTCCCCGTTGTCAATGTCCTCATGCCCTGTTCTCAGCCCGTAGTGGCCTGTTTCCACTCCGAACCATGTTGTCCCGCGCCTGCGCAACATGGTTGAAAACGAGTTGGACAAATCACGATGAGCCAAAACCGGATATGAGTTTGACAGATGCGAGGTCAGATCATCGCCGGGCGTAATTTTGTTTGTGAAGTCAGCACGAAGAGGATAAAAATTCTCGGCAATCTCCTGCCACAAATTAAGCAATGACGAGCGTTTAGAGAACAGGTTATCCCCCTGCTTGATTAACTCTTCTGCGCGGGCGTCCATTTAGCCACCCAATGTCGAGGTATTAACATTGCCAGTGTTAATCGTGGAAAGCCGACCGGATCGGGAACGTCGCGTTGAGTTCCTGCGTCTTGCTGCGTTCTTGGCCGCTATGTTTTCAGGATCTGGCATAGGCGCAGGGTCTTCAATCGGAGGTAATGGCTCGGCCTTTGGAACCTTTGGGCTGAATAATGATTTACCGGGGAGTCTCATCTGCTTCTCCTTAGATACTTGTATAATTGATATGGCGTTATTGCTGTTGACCGGATAGAAAGCACGGCCTTTACCATTCCCACGCAGTTAGCTATGGCAAACGGTGATTTAGGCGGCTTGTCACGCTGTTCTGTTTCAACAACTGTAAAGCCCTGTAATTCGTAAAATTCCTTTAAATCTTCTGTTTCCATGCTCTCGAATATGTCAATGTTTGGTATGCCTGCCCGGCCATCAATTACCGCCCATCTATCCCCGTCCCGAACGACAACAAACACATGACGGAACCGGGGATTTAACAGTTTGCTCAAAAGCCCTTCCCCGTGGCCATGAAAGATAACCAGAGCCTTCATCGTTTATGCATTCTACTTGTTATTACCTTTGGCGTCAGAACACCCATTCTCTGGTCTTTCTGGATTATCTGACCTAAAGCTGTCGCCTCACCCTTTGACCAACAAATAATTACCACATCACCCTTATCAGGAGACCTGCCTAAATTTGCAACAACATCCTCTTTTGTTTCGGCCTTTATGCACATGACGCCTTTATGTTGAACAGGCTTCCATCGAATTGACGTAAGGTCAGACAAAAGCTCCTGATCTGGCGGAAGCTGTATGTGAGAGCCTCCCGGCTGTGACGGATCAAGCGCCTCCCTGAATTTCCAATGAACCTCAGACCTGTAATTATAAAACCCTAACTTTCTGTCTTTTGTTCGCGCATTGGAGCCCTCGGAGCCTTTATGCGCGTATGGTTCAACACCGTTATCCTCTAGCGTTGTGTACGGGACGCCGCCATATCCACCGCCCATATCAATGATAACGACCGCGTTATCTGTGCGGTTCATTATTACCAGACCTGCAACCTCCTTACCGAGAGGCGTTTCCACACCAGGAATTTCTATAATCGGAGCAAACCAACTGTCGTGTCGCCATGCCAGAGTAGTTTTATCCTTACCACCAGCAGAGGGGTCAACCGCCATTGAAGACATTGGAATGCCCGCAGGAGGATGTTCCTTCCATCTTGCTTGCGCTGCCTGTATCCATGCTGTCGGGATAAGCTGCCACTTGTCATCATCCCGCCCTAACATAAAGTTACCGTCACGAACGGCAGACCTCAAAGGCTCTGGCAAGGCATCCAGTACCGCCGCATATCCTGAATCCACCAGATACGGATTATCGGATAGAGAGGCTCTAATAAACGTCCTCGTATGCGGTATGACCGGACGGTCTTGTCCCGGGAATTCATAAGGCTCCGGGCCATCAACCTCAAAATCCTTTCCATCAGGATC